TGCAATGCAGTGCTCGCCTTCTGTACCCCGGGCGTGACTGCGATCCAAGACTTCACATCCATAGGGTTTAAGAAGTTCGTCATGCAGCGCGAGAACCGCAGCGATACCAAGTTCCTGCGCAGCTACCTTGCATTGGATGCCGATCATGACAACGAACGCCAAGCAGCATAAGCAATACCAATCTCAATCTACTAACGAAAGGAAGATCTCAAATGTGTATTCTCATTCATCAGCCAAAGGATGGTTTCTTCAGCTCGGAACAACTGCAAGACTTCTACAGCAAGAACCGAGACGGTTTCGGCGCAATCGTGAATCGTGGTAACGAAGTAAAGATAGTAAAGATGGTAGGTACATTGCAGCAGATCGAGGACCTGTACTACAAAGAGGTCGCATGCCACGAGGCTGTGATCCACTTCCGCATGCAGACGCACGGCGACATCGACTTGGAGAACTGCCACCCATATGAGGTGACGCCGGGTATCTGGATGGCACACAACGGCATCCTGTCCACCGGCAATGCAGCTGATACCAAGATGTCCGACACATGGCATTACATCAATGACTACCTGAAGCCATTGCTGACCGCTCACCCTGAGTTGCTTTACCAAGAAGCGTTCCTCAAGCTGATCGGCAATCACATCGGACGCAGCAACAAGTTCGCTCTGATGAATCAGCAGGGCGAATGCTTCATCATCAATCGTGATAGCGGCATTGATCACGAAGGGATGTGGTACTCAAACACATACGCTTGGACACCTTGGAAGTTTGGTTACGGTACGCCGCCAGCTCCTGTGTCCTACCCCAAGTACGACCACAGCAAGTTCGCAACCAGCCCGACATGGCGCCAGTGGGATGCCATCGAGCGGGAGCAGCAGCAGCTGTCACTGGACTACAAGGGGAACATCAAGCCCAAGGTAAAGGCTAAGCCAAAGAAGAAGGCAAAGGTTGCTGCCGAGATGGGCAGGCTGACATCGGCTCAGCTGAAGCGTTTGATTCGCTCAAGCTATAACAGCCTGATGCTCGAGGACTACGACGGCGTACTTCGCTGGTCACAGCAGCACCCAATGAAAGCATCTCACTTCATCTATGAGTTGCTTGGAGATGAGAAGAACAAGCACTACACATCCGAGGCTATCTGCGACAAGGTTGCCAATGATCCTGACTGGGCAGCTGAGACGATCATTGACCTGTGGGTAGACATGGAGGATGTACTGATGGATCTTGGTGGTATCACTCAACCTAAAACTAAGGAGGCTACAGCATGATGTTCAGAGGAAAAACAAACGTCTTACTCAATGAGGCGCAAGAAGCGGACTCGGCATTCGCATACTTCAGGAGACTCGTAAGCCTTAAGCTTGACGAGGAAAGGGGCATGGTGAAAGTCCGCGTCAGTTACAGCGGCAGCTATGGAGAAGCAGTCGAGATAACGCTGTCAGACTACAGAAATCGCATACAGCATGCGACTCAGAACACATACGACACCAGCACGCACAGATCCTTCTTTACGTATCACCATCTTAAGGACCGGGGCCTACTTAAGCAATGGTTTGACAAGGCCCGTGAACTAGGCAGCAACACTACACACTATGCATAAGGAGAATGCAATGAAAGCAGAACCAATCATCAAACGTATCCAGCGTCTTGCAATCAAGGAACATCGGACGTTCGCTCATCAGCTGATGGCAATGACTGAGCTGTACGAGAAGACGCACAACGTTACAGGCAAGATCACACGCAAGCGTCGTAAGGCTAAGGCTCTCCCAATGGTTCAGCCTGAGAAGTCAGCGCGTAAGAAACACGGCAACCTCGGCAAGACTGTATCATCTGAGACCAGAGAGAAGATGCGCCTTGCAGCTGTGCGTCGCTGGGCTAAAGTCAAAGCCAAGAAGAAGCGCGAGGTATAAAAAAAAATCCCCGGGTGTTTGATGCCCGGGGAAAATCCTTGTACCAAGGATGAAGGGTAGTGGATGATTGATCCACGCCCTTATCCTAACTCAGAATTTACTGTTGCATTAGCATAGTGTTTGAATTATCTAACCATTCCCACAGACCATCCATGAGTCTGTCTTGTATCGGTGCCAAGATCTCAGCCAGTTCTCTCCTGAACTTCCACGATTTATGCTGAGTCATTCCCGTCAGCTCACTGACATCGCGCACTGACCTCCCTAGTAACGCCTGACGTAATTGTTGCTTTGACAACCCATACTTCCCCAGCCTATCGGCATTCTTCTTCATCAGTAGGGTGGCAGCGAGGCGCCGTTCCTTGATCGTTCCGTGCAAGTAAAAAGCGTACAGCTGCTCATCCTCTGGTCTCCTGCTCAGGAAACTGAAGATCATCCCGACCTGAGCATGCAGATCGTACTGGGTCAGGCGATCGCTCGTGTTCTCATTGTCAGTCTTGTTTGCTATGTATGTGGCCGATGGGATACTGATGACCGCACTCGATCTCATACGAAAGGCAAAGGCCAACGCCTGATCAGGTGACCTAAACATATCAGCCTCTCTTCCCATAAACAGCAGCCATCAACCGGTTCACATCCTGCGCCGTAGCTTTACGCTTGGACTTGTAGATGCTGGCGTGTATCTTCTCGTTGCACCCCTTGCAGATCCATCCCCTCGGACTGTTTGGTTTCTTGTACCCACCTTCTTCTGGTTGGCTTGACTGACACGTTGTACAAAACTTCATGCTGCCCTCCTATATATCCAAGCGAAGGCATCCAGTGTCACCTCAGCTGTCCATTTCAAATCATCCTCTGCTGCCCACCTATCCTGCACATCATTCAGTCTGACCCTAACCCTCCAATCTCTCCGATCTTCCCGCATGAAGAGGGCGGGGCGACGATGATCGTTCCGTGCTTGGGTTAGTGTCTGCTCCCAGAACGATTCAATGTCAGCTGGGAGGATCTTCGAGTACCGCTTTACCTCTGGCGCCCAGCCATGTAGACCTGAGATGTCATATCCACCATCCCTTGTCTGCTCGAGGTTACGCTCAAGCTCATCGGTCAGCTCAGGCAATACTCTCTTGAGTTCACCGATCAGCTCGCGCTCACCTGCCTTGCCCTTCGCCCTACTGTTTATCTTCTTCATCATCACCCCAGTTTAGAATCGACTCTCCTCGTTGCACCCTCTTCCAAAACCTGCTTTGATTTGAAACGCCAATGACCTCGACCTCGTTTTCAAAACCGTTCTTCCACAGAACAAACCTAGTCTCAGGGTGATCGCACAATCCTTCTTCCAGCATGCAGGTCTTGAACTCAGGTGTGCAGTCAAGGCACACACCCGTGTCCTTAGGGTTGCTGCTCTGCCGCATGAGATGGATGTAGTCCCGGTACTGATCCGCACTCTCGAAGCAGGCCGGATGACTTGCTGACCTCGAGCCCAACAGAACCTTGCGCGGATCCCGGGATTTGCGGGTGATCGTCAAGCCTTTACGCGCCATAGGATTTCTTCTCAAACCTTTCGTCTGCCCGCAGGGTGCGCCATACCTCAGCCTGCATCTCGATTGACTTCATGTCGTACCGCAATCTCTCTTCTGCCTCGACCGCTATCTGCAACCCATCAAGCAGTGCAAGGTATTCCTCTGAGGCGTTGGCCTCCCTCTCCTGAGCCGCAACAGTTTTGAACCCATCGCGGTCTGCTTGGCGCATGAGGATTGCCAGCTTGGACTTCTTGAACTCTTCGATGTAGGTACGTCTCGCTCTTGCCTTGGCGTACTCGGACACTTTCTCTCTGTACTCCTGCATCAATCTCTCTATGTCATTCATCCTCATCTCCCCCTGCTCCTATCACCTGCAGCGCAATGTTGAGTAGCCTTGCGTCGCTTGTCTTCTGATACGCAACGATCAGGGCTTCAACCTCATCGAGCATGTCGGCCATCCTGATGCAGTCTTCCAGCAAGTACTCGTTGTTTAGCTCCAGCACCTTTCCCTCGTCCCACATCTCAGCGCTCATTTCTTTTTCCCCTTCTTCTCGTTCAGATAAATAGCGTCTATGCCCATACCGCAATCACTCATGTACTCACACACAACCTCAACCGCTTCGATTGCATTGGCGCCCATGTACAACGCACCGTAGGCTATGTCCCTGCCTGACCCCGTGCAGTACTGCGCATCCTCGAACACGATCGGGTTTGGCGTGTACTCATATCGAAGGATCAACTTGTCAGGTGTGATGATCGTTAGCACAGCTGATAGGTTTGGATCCTCCTGATACTTTGGGAAACGATTAGGGTTGGCGCCTGATTCAAACCAAGCCATCATCGTATTGGCCTGAGAACATGCCCCCGAACCAGCCATCAGAAAACCTTTCAACCTCCCCTTCTCTACCCGCCTGATCTTGGTGACGGTACGTCTCACCCCGTCATCGGTTGCTTGCTTGTCAGCGGCGAGGATCTCTCCGTCCCACACGATAACGGTCATGCATTAGCCTTTCACCTGAAGTAGCTCTAGTTCCCACATCCTCTGGTACGTCCTGCAGATAGCGGTGAGGATGAAGTCCCGCTTCTCTTCCCTGCTCATCTTGCTGCCTTGGTCATACTCGGCGTGGCATCTGTGACACAGCCAAGCATGCATCCCATCGTGCGCCTTCAGACCCTTGCCCTTACCGTGCTCGTAGAGATTGGAGTGCGCGGCCACGATCGTTCCGTCCTCCAATCCACACCATACACACGCCTGATCCCGGGCTAGGTCCAGCAGGGATAGTGAAGCGCCCTGATGTCTTGTCCCATTCAAGGAACGTGTTACCCAACTGACCCAACCACCTCGAGCGGATCTTCTGCACATGCACCTCAGAGTACGCATGAGGATCTGCCTTGTCCCGATGGATGGCGATGATGTTGTCAGCCTTGTTGAAGAAGTGAGCCGACCCAGCTACGTCATAACCAGTAGGTACTGGGTACTTCCCATCGTTCCCCTTCTGCAACTTGGTTGGGTGCGCGACCAGCCATATGTGTATCCCCATGTGACGGGCGAACCCTCGTAGCTGCGCCAAGAAATCTGAGATGTACTCAGTCTCTGAGATGCCATCCTTCCTGTGAGTGTGTGTTATCTCGTTGTACGGATCGATGATCAGACCCTTCATCCCATACCGCTTGACCAAAAGCTTGCACTTAATAAGCAGAGAATCGAGCGTCCGATCTTCAGGCATGACGAACTTGAAGAAGACGCCGACCCATTCTTTGGCCTCCTCGTATTCTTCCTTGGTCATCTTGTGCAGTCGCTTGCCAGCGTACTTCTCCATCAGCTTGGCAGCGTGATAGGTGATGGGTTGATTCTCTGGCATCGAGCCACTCAGATTTACCCATCCCGGGAACACCAGTCACCAACGTCCACTGCCCTTCCATTGGACGGTAGAAGTCATCGACGTTCGACCACCCAGTTGTCAGGCCGGGAGGCAATCCTTCGGTATAGATCTGATCAAGGTCGTTTCCGAAAGCATCAAGCTCGAAGATCCCATCAACAGGGAACGGGACTGCATTCTTTATGCAATCAGATAGCGCCTCCCTTCCCAACTTGATGAGTACGTCATTGGCGTCCTTGCAATCTTCCGGCCACTGAACCCGGTAGCACCTTTCTTTTCCAAGGCGACGCGCAAGTTCCTCCTCGAGTTTCCGCCCGGGTACATCGTTATCAACCGCCAGAATGAACTTCTCGACGGACTCGATACTCGGATCTTCGACATCGAGGTACGAGAATTTCTTTTCGAAGTTCGTCGCATTGCCGGTGGGTGCGCCGTCCGGTACTGAGATAGCATGGCGGAAGCCAGCAACTTCCAGCGCCAATGCATCAAACTCACCTTCTGTGATAATCGTAGCCTTTGGATCGATGTCGTCATATTTGTACCAAGTCTTTTCTGCACCACTCTCTTGAGTGAAGTACTTGTTCCTGTCCCTGTATTTCACGTTGACGATCTCTCCGTTCTTCACGAACGGGAAAGCAATGCAAGGTACCTCCTCTTCACGCTGAGGCATGTACTTGTTTGTCATCGTGAGCTGATTGCGAGCCGCCACCTCTGGAGTGATGCCTCTCTCCTCAAGGTATTTCATGCCAGCCTCAGTGAGGAGCTGCGCCTTGAACTCTGGCTTGCGATAGTTCTTTGTGCCCGTAACGTAGGGCTTCATGTAGTTCCCTTTCCCTATTGACCCTGACCAACCACAGTGCCAGCAGTTGTACATTCCCCTGTCTATGTTTACATTGAGACAGGGATACGATTTCTTCTTTCTAGTGGGTGAACACTGAGGACATGTGGTTTTGATTTCGCCGTGGCTGTGACCACGCGTATCAATCCCAAGATCAGACCAGTTCTTCACAACGCTTCCCTTCAATCGTTTTGTTTTTTTCTTTGACTGTCATCCCCGAAAGGAATAGAACCTCACCCGTGTTAAACACGGATGCACGTTTTCAACGTGGGCGCTCTCGTTTATCTCGCTCTACTTGGACAGCACGTTCCTGTAAGGGCCTATCCAATACTGCAGCTTTGTTTATCCGGGTCTGTCGCACCTACATTCCCGAGGGGTGGGTTATGCCCCCGATCAATCTCTTGATGGGCGCAGTATAAGCGGGGCTGATATGTATGTCAACAACTGAATTGTATTGACAAGCCGATCGGCAGTGCTGTCCAATACCCTTATCATTAGTGCAACTAGAGGGCATTGATATGCCAAGCAGGGATTTGACTCAAGAAGAGATTCATCATCATCGAGGATGAGATAACGCTCAGCTCTGGGCGCGGCAAGAAGCAGAAGCTAAGCAAGGATGCGTTCCAACTACTACGTGTCATTGGTCGTGTAGTGTCTGTCTTCTTACCAGTAACGAAGTGATAACATATTTTTTTATCGATAGGGTATTGACAAAGCAAATGAATGCTCTATACTTGCGCCCACAAACAAACAAAAAGGAGGGTGTATGGATGGGCAATCTAGTCCCCATGTCTTAGCAGGTATCAAGCATGTGATGCAGGCATTCGCTGATAAGGGAATCGCCAAGGCACACAAGAACGAATCCCAAGGCTTCAAGTTCCGTGGCATCGATGACGTCATGAACCGGATGGCTCAGCATCTGGTCGAGGCGGGTCTTGTCATTGTCCCAAGTATTAGGAGTCGTGAAGTTCATGAGCGTGTTAATAGTCGGGGCAACCCCCTGTTCTATGTGACCGTGCAAGTGGACTTCACTGTGTACTCAGCAGTCGATGGCAGCAGCGTGGTTTGTTCCGTGCCGGGTGAGGCGATGGACTCGGGCGACAAGGCAACCAACAAGGCGCTGTCGATCGCATACAAGTACATGGCGTTCCAGCTCTTCGCCATTCCGATTGATGAGGATCCTGATCGCCACACCCATGTGGTTGGCAAGGAACCCGCCAAGACTCTGACGGATAGCGACATCGAGATCATCCGCAAGCTGATGGCTAGTACGGATGTGACGGAGCAGAAGCTTCTCGAGATCTACAAGGTAGGCGATCTGGAGCAGATACCAATTGGCAAGATGGCAGAGATCACATCGAATTTACAGAAGCGAATCAAACAAGCAGAGGAGAAGGAATGAGTAAGCAATACAACAACATCTCGGTATTCAAAGCAAAGGCAAGCCAGAACGCGAAGGCTCCGCAGTTCAACGTAGTCATCGAGATGGCTGATGGAACCAAGTGGCGCGGCGGTCTGTGGGAGGCAACATCCAAGGCTGGCACCAAGTACCTGCGTGGCTCACTCGATGAGGACACAGGTCAAGGTGGTGGCGGTCAGGTCAGAGCAGCGCCTAAGAACGACGATCCATTTGCTGGTGGTGGTGACTTAGTAGATTGGTGATCGACGCGCCCCGGGTTCATACGTATTGCAGATGCGCCCACCGACCGGGGGCCAACGCAAAGGGTGGGGAAACTTCCTTTCGACTCGGGGAACCGGGTGGTTACAGCCCATAACGTCAGGGTAATCTGCATCGGCGTGACAACTGGAGAGACAGTGATGGAGAGGACGCCTCGTAGGAAGGGCACCGGACTGTAACTCCGTGGTCGGCTAGTTCCGTGAAGGTTCGAATCCTTCCCTCTCCACCAAGACGCATGAGGATTGACCATTCAAAAGATGGGCGTCGGGCAGGACAGATAAACCTGTACCCACTTGCAGTCCTCAGTCGTGTTGGTGACGACCATCATACCGGGCCGTGTGGGAAAACGGGGCATCACCAGATCTCAACTTGGGAGATCGGCGGCGAAACCAAGAGGCAGCGCGGAAAGACGCGCCGTGTTCCTGACTGATCATCAGGGCCAACACGCATGAGGATTTGGGCAGGATGAAGCCGGTCAGTGGAAAGCTCTAACGTCACTTGCTGCAGCAACACGCTATCTGTCTTTAATCCCGGTGCTCTGTACGGATCGCAACCGTAACCGAGTCCTCAGTCGTGTTGGTTTCAACGAGGGAAAGCAAGCGGCGGGGAGCTTTGGTCGGTTCATCCCAAATGCTTGTGAGTACCTCACCCGTTTATGGGCAAAAGCGGATGCTGTGAAATGGGTAGCCGGGAACAATCACTACCGGCCACAGACGCAGCGAGTAGCCCACCTTATTAGGAGGATGTGTGGATCAGTACATAGGCACCAAGATCATCAAGGCAAAGCCAATGAACCGTCTGGAGTACAACCAGCTGCGCGGCTGGGAAGTTCCGGCAGACGAAGACCCGAATGATGAGGGCTACCTCGTAGAGTACACGGATGGTGGTAAAGCTAACCATCGCGACTTTGGGGGCTATATCAGCTGGTCTCCAAAAGATGTGTTCGAGCGAGCGTATCAACCGACAGCGGGTATGGATTTCGGGATGGCGATTTGCGCATTGAAGCAGGGCGCCAAGGTTACCCGCTCTGGTTGGAATGGCAGGGGCATGTGGCTAATCCTCGTGAGCGGCCAACCAGAAGTAAATACGTTCCCCAACAGCGCGTACTACAACGCTGGCGTTAAGCAGTGCGAGATTCTCCCCCACATTGATATGTGGACTGTGAATGCACAAGGTCGTCGCGCAATGCTTCCGGGCTGGTTGGCAAGCCAGTCGGACATGCTGGCTGAGGACTGGATGATCGTCGAATGAATCTCACCAATATCCATGACCTGCCTCAGGCGCTGGTCGATGCAGTAAGGAATGATCCTTACACGGGCGGCGGCGACATCTCAGTCACCAAGTTGATCGATTCCCCGCACCGTCGCGTCCTGCTCAAGAAGTATGGCGGCTCGGTTGTGGAGGATGTCAGTGAGCGCATCTGGTCCCTCCTCGGTCAGGCGGTACACACCATCCTCGAGCGAGCCAACAAGTCTGATGTTGTCGAAGAACGTCTCTACGCTGACGTAGATGGCTGGTCTTTGTCCGGTCAGTTCGATCGCATGGACTTGCGTAACGAGACATTAGATGACTACAAATGCACCAGTGTGTTTAAGGTCATGATGTCTGACATGAAGGAATGGGAACGGCAACTCAATGTGCTGCGTTGGTTGGCAATCCAGAACGGTTACAAGGTAGACAAGCTGCGCATCATTGCGATCCTTAGAGACTGGCGCAAGTCTGATGCAAAGCGTAAGCAAGACTACCCACAAAAGCCGGTGGTCATTGACGAAACATATCAGTACATTAGAGATCGTATTAGCTTACATCAACAGGCAGAAGCAGGTGGCACACATATTGTCTGTAGTGATGAGGAGCGCTGGTATGCAGGTACCACATACGCACTGATGAAGCCGGGTGGTAAGCGAGCAATCAAAGTATTCGAAAGGAAAGAAGATGCTGAATCCGCACTCACTGACAGCACAGTTATTGAAGAGAGGCGCGGAGGATACCGAAGGTGCGAAGAGTACTGTGAAGTCTCTGAGTTCTGCGACCAGTATCGATCTGAGCGGGAAGACGCTGCGACTTCCTTCTGGGAAGTTGGTGACGGTAGTTGAGGACACTGGGCGGGGGTCATACAAGTGCATGTACGAACTACCTGAGGTCAACTCATATACGGGCATGACAAAAGAAGAGCTGCACGAAGCCCGCAAGGTTGAGTTCAGCAAGGTTTTTTTACTGAAGTTTGGCTTGGAGTACGAATGGAACATCAAAAACTAATGGATGTGGAGGAGGCGGCGGACTATGTAGGTTTGTCCACGTTCACGGTGCGTCGTCTGGCGAAGAACGGCGCCCTCCCCGCAGCAAAGATTGGCCGCGCATATCGATTTAAGAAGGAGGACATCGACTCTTACCTTCGCAACCAATACAAAGGGGAAGCCAATGGAGCAGCAGCATAAGGATTTTGAGGCGGTTGAGTCCATTGTTTCTGGATGGGTGGCGATGAGCATGGAGAACCCAGAGCTAACGGCACATGTATGGCTTCGTGCCATCGGCATCATGAGTGGCCTGACTCTTAGCCTGTCTGGTGCTGGCGAGACAGAGGCTGAAGGGGCGATGAATGTCGTGTCTCGATTGGCAATGGATGTGTATCGCGATACACCGAAAGCCAGACTAGCGGCGACACTCCAGTGACATGCAGAATTGCCCTAAATGTCAGGCGAAGACCGACGTCTATGACTCGCGTCTATCTATGGAGGGAGAGTTCCGGCGCAAGCGTAAGTGCCGGGGCTGTGGCTACCGCTACGCCACGATCGAAGTACTAGATAACTCCCGTCCATTAGAGGAGCGCAAGCAGAAAGAGAAGGCGCCACCAAAACCAAAGAGGGTTGTCACGCCCAAGCAAGTCAAGGTAGTAAAGGAGAAGAAGGTCAAGCGCTTCTATGACGATGACTATGAGGCGGGGACAATCGAGCACGAGATTCAAGACATCGCAAGAGAACTAGGGATTGGAGACTTTACGTGACTGACAGAGAGCTATTGCAGCAGGCGCTGGATGCTATTCACCTGTGGCATTGGACAAGTGAAACACATTTACTTATGCCAGCCCATGACGCTCTGAGAGACAGACTAGCGCAGCATTCTGAGATGGATGACGCAATTGCCGCAGGCGATGGGACGCTGCACGGAGCAATCGACTACTGGCAAAAGAAAGCACAGCGCGAATGGGTTGGGCTGACGGATGAGGAAGCTAAGAAAACTTTTGAAGCGCATAACTGCACTATTTCGGCAGACCTTGCTGGAATACTTGCCCGCGCCATCAAAGCCGCACTGAAAGCCAAGAATGCCTAAGCCGCCAAAGGTTGACCCGCACTGGCAAGCGGTGATTGATGCGTACCGTGAAGGAGTAATGCGAGTCATCAACAGCATCAACAAGGGTGAGGTCAATGAGCTGTAACTTGAGAAGCTACACAACTTTGCTCAGTTCTCTTTGGCTTTGATGCAGATCAGTGGGCCTGAAAAATGGGCACGAGCCAAACTCAACGCGGAACTAATGATGTATATGAGGGAGAAGAAGTAATGGACATGCAAGAACTAGCAAACCGGATGGACGCAACAGTACAAGCCCTGCTCGACGCACAGAACCGGGACATCACTGAGGCTACCCTGATTCGTACCGCCGCCAACCTGTTAGACAAACTGAGGGAACGAGACATCACGATCAACGTCCTTCGCGCCCAGCTGGTCGAGCTTCAATCTGAGATCGATCAACTCAAGACGAATGGATGACCTGTTCGAAGACCCGCAGGAGATTCTGTGGGCACAACAACTAGCTGAATGCCAACAGCGCTTCTCAGCCAGACTCGAGGAAGCAGTCAAGTTGCGCAGTAGCAAGAAGGCAAGGAAGGAGCTGTATCAGAAGTGGCGAACAGAACTAGGGGATGACACTGCGCGTGAGTCAGCCAAGTATGTCGAGGCGCTACTGGTGGGGAAAGTTGGCTGGCCTAAGTTCTATAAGCAACCAAAGTGATGCTGATGATTAGGGAAGAGAACACCCTTAAAAACAACCGGCACTGGCCGGATAAACCTTAGGAGATCTACGCATGGCGCGTGAACACGACGAAGTGAATCGCCCGAAGCACTACACCTCAGGCAGGATCGAATGCATCGAGGCGATCGAATCAGCCTTGACGCCGGAGGAGCTGAAGGGGTTCTTGAAGGGCAACATCATCAAGTACACATGGCGGGAGCGGAACAAGGGTGGGGTGGAATCGCTGGCGAAAGCCCAGTGGTATCTGAACCGTCTGCTGGGTACGGACTTGGCGCCACCGGCTGACCCTCCCCTGCCGAAACTCCATGTCCGCCGTGAGGGTGATGTGGTTCAGGGTCGCATCCCAAAGACTATTGGTGAAGCCTTGGGTATCAAGGAAGAGCTGGACGCATACGATAAAGTGGAAGCACACGTATTCAGAAAGGAGCACATGTGAGCTACGCAGAACTTGAACTCGAGGTGGTGCGCTGGTCTGAGGCCCGGGGGATCATCCAGAACAGTGACGCCAAGACGCAGCTGCTGAAGGCTTT